ATCCAGGATGATTTGACTCGCGCCATCCCTGAGAGCGAGACAGTGAGCCGCGACAATGGCCTCAAAGCTGCTTCCGATCTGGCCGGTCTGAAGTTGCTGGCGGATTTCCGCCGAAAGATCTTTGATCATTATTTTCACCTCCATGAAAAATGGTTCTTTGCCCGTTTTTACACTACCCATAACCCGCCACTCCTGAAGGAAACCACCTTTTGAAAAAAAGCTGAAAAAGATTTTTCTCAGGAGTAAAAACGGACAGGGCAAGTTTCGCCTACCGAATACGTTTTATTCTTTCGGCACTTGCTGGGGATCTCCCCAGACCCTCTTTTGGCTTCGCAGCAGATTCTTAACATTCATCTGTTTCAAGGATGTCCGTGACATCACACTTTAATGCTCTGGCCAGTTTTCCAACTGTTGTAGTAGACAGATTTCCACCACTAAGAATTACTTGCATCCTCTGATAGCTACATCCATAGATTGCAGCTAAAGTTTTTACATTCAAAAGCTCTCTAGCCATAAGTTGCCTTGTTTTAGAACGATCTATCTTCATTTGTTTTCACCTCCTTCCAAAATGCTTATATTTTGATTATATGCTTATGTTTTGATTATGTCAATAGATTATAATCATTTTATAATCTTTTTACCTTGATTAGACAGCGATAAATGTGATATGATATACATGGAGGGATTATGCTATGACCGTTGGAGAAAATATAAAAAAGCTGAGAAAAGAAAAAGGATTAACACAAAAAGCTCTAGCAGATAAGTTGGGATGCTCTCAAGCAAATCTAGCTCAATATGAAACAGGAAAACGCATTCCAAAAGCTGAGACAAGAAGAAGAATTGCAAAAGCATTAGACGTTGAAGAGTCTTTATTGAAGGATGATTCTTTTAATGATTCAATTCTGAGGTTTGAAAAAGAACTCTCCCAGTTTGTAGATTCACTGGGAGAAGAAGAGCAAAAAAAGTATAGAGAAATATTGGAATTTTTCGAAAAACTTCATTTTCCGGATGATAAGCCATTACCAAATATTGTATATCAAGCTTTACTATCAAAAGAAACTGCTCAGGCTTTAAATGACATCTGTCAGAAATCTGACAAAAGTATCGATACAAAATTAGGAGGTAAAAAAAAATAACCGCTCTACCTGCTGTCAATAGTAGAGCGGCTATTCATCTTGAAAAAGATATGTCAGAAGATGCTTACCTTCTAGGGTATCTTTATTATAGCATAACCGTTTGATTTATTCAATATATGCGCGAGGTAATCAGCATGGCTTCATATTACGCTGTAAAACAAACAGCGGGAAAGTGGTATTGCAAAGTCAAATGGAAGGACTTTTCTGGAAAAGACCGTCAGACCACGCTGAGAGGATTTACAAGGAAGAGTGATGCACTGGAAGCCGGTAAAAACTTTCTGGACAAACAGAAAGGATCTCCGGACATGACTTTCGGAACGCTTGCAGAAGCTTACCTTGATGACAAAAAGAAGAGATGCAAGGAAGTGACATGGTATGATAAACGCTCACGGCTGCAGACCTGGGCGCTGCCATATCTCAAAGATCTACCTGCCAATGATATAGAGCCGGGAGTGATAAGAGATTGGCAAAACACGCTTTTGACTTCTACAAACAAAAAGGGGACGCTATTATCACCAGGATACATTCAGAACATAGTTGCAGAGGTCTCTGGTGTGTTCAATTACGGTGTAGCGTTCAAGGGGATCAAGAGCAATCCTGTCAAGGAAGCTGGGAATCCTGGTAAGAAGCAGAAGAGCATTACATTCTGGACTCCTGAAGAGTTTCAAACGTTTATAAGCACGTTTGACGCCTCTGATCCATACTATGCAGGCTTCATGGTACTTTATTACACTGGGATGAGAAAAGGCGAAATGCTGGCACTTACGCCGCCTGATATTGACCTGGAAGCTGGCCTGATCCATATCAGCAAGACTTTCAAAGTGCTACAGGGAGAAAAGCTGATTACTACACCGAAAACAGAGAAGGCCAACAGGACAATAACAATACCTCCATTCTTGTGTGAGGTGATCCGGAAGCATGAAGCTTCTATTTACGGCCTGACTGATAAAGACCGTGTGTTTACCTTCAGTGATACCAGGCTTGGCGCTACACTTGACAATCACATCAAACAGACTAACATCAAGAGGATAAAGGTGCATGATCTGCGGCACTCGCACGCCAGTTTACTGATTGACATGGGTTTTTCAGCTATCCTGATCAGTGAGAGATTGGGTCATGAAGATGTAAGTGTCACGCTGAACACTTACGCGCATCTGTTCCCTTCAAAACAGTCTGAAGTAGCTGAAAAACTGCAGGCACGTTTCGGTAAAAAATAAATTTTGGTCTCATTTGGGTCTCAGATGAAAAATAAAAAACCCCGAAAGCCTTGATTTTACAGGACTTTCAGGGATCTCAAAGCAGATAACGGGAGACTGTCACCCGTTTTTTTATGTGATTTTGGGCTGTTTTTGCTCTTTTTGAGGCTGAAAATATGGTATTTTGCTTCTTTTATTTTGGTTATTCTCTTTTTTGGTCTCAAAAAGGTCTCAGCAAACAAACCAAATAAAAAGCCCCCCGGGGTGACTAGACCCGGGAGGCATAGGGGAGAAAAAAATATAAAGAAAAAGATGAAATACAAAAACATCATTAACACTAAAATTGGAGGGAGGGGCTACAAAATAGCCTGTGTATTAAAGCAAACTCTGCGTGCGGTGTCCGTCCCTCCAAAAGATGATCCAGAGACAGGGGGGATACATCCTTTTAATGAAATGATAACTTACTTTCCTCTCAGCTTGACTGAGGAAAAGCGAAGACTCCAGATCCTTAAATCCAGATCCACTTTTTCAGGAAGGAGCGTGTTTTTCGCCTTCCTTTCATGAAAGAATATTATCCATCCATCACACATTTCATTTCTGGCGGCTTGTGAAGCTTACGGTTCCACAGGATCAGACGCGTCTTCCTGTTCTTTCAGTCCGGTGACCTTGCAGATTGCTTTAGGCTGCAGCACTGCACTGTCAACCATCGCATAGATCCGGAAGCCTACCAGGCCGTTTTTCAGAGCTTTCTCATCGTTGATCACTTCGACCTTGATGCCATCTTGCACGCCGATCGCCAGCGCTTTCGGATCAAACACAAGCGCGTCAGATCCTGCTGACTCATCACACACAAGCTGATTTGTTACGACCTTCTGCAGTCCTGCGATGACTTCGGGCATCTGGACATAACGCCCTTGCTTGTCCTTCTGGAGCTGCAGAAGCTCTTCTGTCTGGCTGTTGATCGCAAGGCAAGAAGGACTCGCGTTATTAGCTAAAAGCTTGCCTCTGGCCTTTATAAGCACATCATACGGTGCGTCAGTACCGGCCGCCTGGCTTTCGATGTTCTCATCGTTCCAGATGCCAGCAGGTGCAAAGCTGTCAAAGCCGCCCTCACCATCTGCCTGGCCGTAAAGCATGGCCTTGTCCATAGCACGCGCCAACGCTTCCGCAAATGCGTTCTTGACAATGCTGTCAAGGTTTTCAGCTGAGCGGACAGCTTCGATGGTCAGATACGCAAAGCCGTAAATGGTTTTTGCGTTCAGAGTGACAGAATCAAAAGAGAGACTTCCCTCTGTTCCTGGCTGTCCTTCAGCTTTGAAAGCAAATTCCGGATCGCTGGCAATCCGGGCAATAGAAAGATTGTTTGACTTCATCGGATAGACCGGAACGCCTGCAGCCGTAAAAAGGCATTTGTTGCGCATAAGATCAATGAGCTGCGCCGACAGGATTTCCGGAATCAGTGCGCCACTGGTAGTAGTGGTCACGGCGTTTTTCAGATCCGGGCTTGACCATTTGCCGGTAACGATCCCACGGATTGTTTCGCCCATGGCGTTCTTTGTGTTCAGAAGCTGGACTGTCTCACTAGTGCGTTCCACACGGTCAACAAGCTTTTCAGCAGAATTTAAGAATAAAGGATCGCCCTCAACCGGTGCGCTGCCTGTCCAGTGTTTGCCAGTGGTAAAATCAACGCCGCTACCGGCATACATGGCGCGAACGGCTTCCGGAATCTTGTCAAGATTTGCCTGCTCTTCATCCTTGAAACGGGTATTATTTAAGTACCCGAAATATTCATTATCAAGCATTGCAATCTCAACCTGTTTATCTTTTGATTCCTCAAACTTGCCTGCATCATACAGAGCTGCAGCTTCATCCTTCATCTCTGTGCGTATCTTTGATGCATATTCCTTTTTATCAATTTTATCAAATTTCATCGGTGATCTCACCTCTTTTCTTTTTCAGAACATCAAGCAGCTCAAAAACAAGGTCAGTTGCTTGATCCTGTACTTTATAAATTTCTTCTGTGCTGTTGTTGTCCACCAGGGCGCCGACAGCACACGCAATGTCATTTACATCGCCGATTAAATCACAAAAAGTATATTTTTTCATTTTACACCTCCACAAAAAAAGAAGACGCTGAAACGGGTTATGTCCGTTCCAACGCCCTCTTTTGGAGCTTACAAGATGGAGATCCTGCTTCTGTACTAGGTAATGAAAACGAAGAAGTATGACGAATGGATATACTTATTCTAGCACAATTGTAACAAAAATGTCAATTCTTTAGTATTATGTACACTATCCGGAATTGTCCGGTTTGATTTTTCGGATGCTTCACCTTCAAGACAAGATCTCCCAGGCGTTCCAGGACGCGCTGCAGATCCTTTTCATTGACATATGAAAAACGGATTGTGTTTCCCTTTTTCACGTTCTTTCCCCCTTCGCATCTTTCTGTATTTCCTGATAGATTGCCTCCAATGCTTCCATGATTGCAACTTTTCTTCTCTGCCAGTATTCTCTTTCCTGTCTCCTTACATCATCCAGATTCGCATCACACGCCATTCCATCGAACCATGCGGCAGATACTTCCTGACCACAAACATCAAACCACGCATCAAGGAATTTTCTCACATCTTCGGTCATAGGTTAACCCTCCATTTCATCAATTATCTTTATTGCATAAGAATACGTCTCTCTATAACCTCTCGTTTATCCTTCTTGTAAAATCTTCAGCATCCTTCTCGTTTTTTCCATATGGTTAACAGTTATTGGTAATAATGCGGATGTGATTTCGTTCATCTTTAACTGAGGATCATAGAACACATCCAGGACCAGAAAAGCCTTGTCCAGTTCTTCAACAACATGGCCTATTGCTTCATTATATGTCATAGTTGGCGTCTTTTTTCGATTAAAGAATAGCATTAGTTTGTAATTCCCTCCATTATCATGTATAATCTTATATAAATAACTCTGATTCATTATTTGATCTGGCTCCTGTGCTTTGTCCTTTCTCACAGGAGCTTTTTCGTTCCCATCTGTCACCGCTCCGATTTCACCTCTTGCCCGTCAGCGGCCTGCCCCTTTTATCATGTCGGAAATTCTCTTTCTTTCTGCTTCTACGGTTTCGCCCCGTTCCCACTTTTGGACGGCTATGTTTATAGCCTCTTCGTCTGTTACGTCCTTTCCCGTGAGTCTGTATCCTGTAACGCCGTATCCTGTCCAGTATCCGCATACAGGGCAGATATAATAATACATTCTGTCGTGTGTCCATACCTGCTGCGTTGTTTTCAGGATCGGCAGCACGCCGCACTTGTTACATGGCTTTATTTGTCTGTCGTTCATTTTTCCACCTGCAGCCCTCTTTCTGCTTCCGCAATCAGGATTTTCAGCTTTGCCCACTCGGCCGGTGTAAGATCTGCAGCAATTTTCAAAAATTTCAAAATATCCGGATTGGTTTTCAAGAATTCAATGTCCTTTTCGATTCTTTCGATGTTCATTTGATTATTCCTCCAAAATGTGCTATACTTCAATTGCCATCATCTATGTAGTAATTGAATAAAACGCGGATGTTCCCCATGCTGCTTGTCAGTATGGGGATTTTCTGTTGTGGTGGCGGCCGTGTCTTCATAGATCCCCCTTTCTATCTCGCGCGTCCTCGAGTCTTGTATTGTTCAATCGTAAATCTTCCGGTCATCGGCTTCACGATCACGCTGGTCATCCCCTGTAGCATGGTCAGAGATAGCACACCGGTCACAGCTTCGGCCGTCCGTTCGTCCCGGAAGTAGGCCAGCGGCTCTTGTAGATCTTCATGTGTTCCATCGGCATAGAATAGCCTTTTACAAAGCGCAAACCATTTTCTGTCCACGTGTTAATCCTCCAGTTTGTTTTTGACTGTCAGCGGCCTGATCTCATGCACCAGGTCGGTCAATTCTTCAAGTGCTGCAGTCTGTCTGGCCAGAAGGCAAAGGCTCTCTTCGAAATAGATCCGCTCTGCATCGTCAACATTTCCAACATCATCCAGAAGCCTGGAGAGTCTTGTCATCCGTTCAGGACCTATGTCTCGCGGTCTGTCTTTGTATGGATTCTTGTACATTTGATTTTCCTCCGTGTATGATCCCCCCTGTCAGGAGAGTCAATTTTTCAAAACTGGACACCGGCAGCCTACTTTCATTTTTTCGCATGATATAGGCGCGTGTGGGTGTAGGATACTTTAAGAAAATGTATTCAAGTTGTGTACTTTCCCTATGCACATAAGAATAGCCGGTCAAATTGAATGAACACCGCATAAACACTAGCGTTTTTCAATTTGAGTAGGTAGTCAATATGAAAACAAAAAAGCTTTCAATTTGAGTAGGGGGGACAATATGAAAAACCCCTTGATTTTACTAGACTTTTTTCATATTGACCGGCTTTTTCCATGTTTAGTAGGGAAGTAGTCAAGTTGATCCATTAATCTTCCGGTGCTGTAACATCATCTTCCCATCCGAAAGCGTTGTCAGTTAATGAGATAAACCATTGAACACCTTTTCCCTTGCCTTTGCTTTCTTGTCTGAAGGTGATAGCATTTTCTTTCTTGAGCTTTTCTTTTGCCTTCCGGATCGCAGAAACGCTTATTCCAAGAGCCTTGAGAATGCTGTCGAGTTCTTTTGTCTCCAGTTCGCCATCCTTAAGAGTTTCTCTAATATGTTCTATTGCTTCATCTCTTGCAGGAGCCGGTCTTATTGCTTCAGCTTGATGTATGCTCTCTTGGATGAAATCTCTGTCTTTCTTTTCCGTGGTACCAGCGTGCTTGATGACACCATTGTTAATCTGGTAAAGTATTGTATCTTCCAACGTTCCATAATTGGTTTTTTCGTGGCTCAGGTAGAAAATATCTTTTTCCTGAGTTTGTCCAGCCATAATCACAGACCTTGAAGCATCCCACAGATCCGAGCTATCTGCCATGCGGTTCCTGCCATAAGCGCCCTGGCGCTTGTTACTATGCACCACAATTATAAATGTGCAGTCATAAGCTTCTCCTAACTGTATGAGCTTCTGCGTGCAGCTTCTCATAGCATTCCTTTCGGCCATCCGCAAGTTAGTGGGGACGAAAGATTGTACCGGATCAAATATACATATAATCGGCCTGTATTTTTCTATAAGCTCTGCAGTTAAATCAGATGTAAACTCTATATCGGAGAAACGTTCATCTTCTGCACCAAGAGAAAGAAGCCGCGCCTGGTTTGCGTTCGCCTTCCTTAGTCTTTTCTTAAGAACCGTTGCTGTGCTATCTTCACCGGAGAACATCAAGAAAGGTCTTTCGCTATCGTTTTTGTCAATATCAAATGGCATATTTGGAAACATAAAGTCAGGGAGCCTGTCATTTGTTAATGCTGCAAGTATTGAACACCACAAGAAGGATTTTCCAACGCCACCATCACCACATAGACTTGTAATCTGTCCGCGTGGAATCCAACCTGGAATTATCCATCTTGCTTCTTTTTCTTCAATTTTGTCTAAAGTGACAAGCTCCAGATTATGTCCTTTACTATTTGAACCACATGATTTATCTATGACCTTTGCATTTAAAATCAGAACACCAAGATCCTTTTTTTCATGGCCTTCTGCAAGATAGTCTGTCACATCACCTCCAGGAGCTTCTGAAGTAAATGTATACCTTAGTGATTTAGTAACCGGAGATAACGTCTCAGAGACCTCTGAAAGATACTTTTTCCCTGGTGCGTCATTATCTGGTAATATAACTACATCTGCACCGGTAAAATATTTGTCGAGACCTTTTCTCCATGAAGTGGATGATCCGGTAGTTGTGGCATAATATCCTAATTGCTCCAAAGTCTCCACATCTTTTTCACCTTCAACAAATAGGATAGTATGTCCGTCTCTGATTGCCTGGACAATTCTGCCAAAATGGTATAATGGAGCTTTGTTTGTATTTATTCCGCTCGTTTGATAGTTTCCAGTAGTGTAATCTATCCAGACCATCCGAAATGTTTTGTCTGGCTTACCGTCTTTTGTACCAGAGACCTTCACTCTGCTATATACATAGCTGCCTTCTAGATCTGTCCAGTCATATATTGCGGATACCTCCAGACCGTCTGGATCGAAGCCGTCTCTGATAGCCTGATTCTTTGCATACTGGAAAAGACCGTCTGATATAGATGGTATACCATTCTTCTTGGATGTTACATCACCGTACTTGAGACCGGCTCTTTCAAGAATTCCAGATACCGGACAGCCGCAAAAGCATTTAATGTTTATGTCACTTGCAGAGAATTTCTTTATCCTCAAGCTTGGTTTTTTATCACCGTTCTTGTGATTTTCATTACAAGGGCAGCGACACATTACATAATCACCATGATCCTGAACCACATCAAAATGTGATTTGATTTCCTCAAACCCAAGCAACTTATTCACCCCCTCCATTCATTCAGAAATCCCCAGGCGCTCATAAAAGTATTTTCGTGGGATTCGACCACGCAGAACAAAAAAACCTCTAGCCTTCAGTTCTTCATTAAGCTGCCTGATAATCTGATAAGAGTTTGATTCACTCCGTCCAGTAACGCGCGCCACTTCATGTGCATCCATAAGAGGGCTTTCCTTCCCTTGTACATCCAACAATAGACTCACACTCTTGCCTCCCTTCTTATCCGAATTCTGGAACCGGCGGAGTATCGTCAAAGCTGGCCGGTGTAATAGGTAACCGTATCAGCTCCCTGATCAGATCGGCATCCAGGATGATTTGACTCGCGCCATCCCTGAGAGCGAGACAGTGAGCCGCGACAATGGCCTCAAAGCTGCTTCCGATCTGGCCGGTCTGAAGTTGCTGGCGGATTT